GAGTTACCAGTTGATTGCCTGTTGCACCAAACTGAATTCCAGATGCTGCTTGGTCCCAACCAATATCTGAAGATTTGGTAAATGATCCACTTGTAAAACCAGTAGTAGTGATACCTGCAGGTGCTCCACCAGCAAAGATATACTCTGAAGATTCTGCGGAATACTTTCTCCAATAAGAGGTAGCACCAGCAGAATAAGTAGCATCGGATGCCTTGGAAAGTGCAATATGCTTTTCAAGGATAGTTCCTGCGTTACCAGTTACATCACCATCAGCATCAAATACAACAACGTGAACTTCATCGTGTCTTGCACCTTTATCTTCAGCATAAACTGAAGTTCCAGGTCTATCTGCTAAAGTGCTCCAAGAAACTGTAGTGTTGCTATTAATAGCAATGGTTTGATTGTCAAACCAATCTTGTTGAGTGGTTCCAGTTGTTGATGCAAATGCAACGGTTTGACCAGCAGTATGAACACCTAGTGCTCCATCTTTGGCGAAAGAATATGTTCCACCTGGTTGATAGTCAATGACAGTTGTAGTTCCTGAAGCAGAAACATGTTCAACAACTTTAACTGAAATCTGTGTTGCAGATGCTTCGGTAATGATTCCTTTAAGGTAACCATCAAGTGCTTCTGTTGTTCCAACACCAATTTTAGTTCTACCAACCATTGATTGGGTAATACCCATACCAACAGCAACACCAGTGCCAAGACCGTTGAGTCCAGAAAAACCACTGAGGATTTGGTCCGCTAAACCATCAATGATTGCAACCTTTATTCCATTACCCCAAGATCCAGGGTATTTTGCTGCAACTGTTATTCCAGGAATGACGTTCTCGTCATAACCCAGATTTACATAATCTTCATAACTTCTGATTTTAAGTGCAGAACCCGTTCCTGCATATGCGTTTTTAAGATCGGTATCATCAGATCTTACGACCTGAAGAGATCCACCATATGCAAGATATGAAGATGCCACCAACCACGTTTCGTAGTGGTTATCAGTTGCGTATGGACTCCCGAATGTGTTTAAAAGATCCTGTTCACTATTGATAAGAACTGGTTCATTGACTGGACCCTTTTCAAAAGGTCCAACAATCGCACCAATACCTTCGGCAGTTGGATCAACCCTTCCAATGGTTAGATCAACTTCCTTAACAATAATGCCAGGAGATGCTAAATTTAGCGGCATCTTAAGTTCCTCTCTCAGTCCTAGTTTATTCTAAAAATATTTATTAAAAAGGGTATTTTCATTGGGGAAACAGTGTGTGAACATCTACCAATCAGGATACGAATCAAGATATTTGCAGATATCTTTCGATTTTTTCATCTTTCTACTATTAATCACTCTTATTTTCGTACATTCTTTACATTCATATGAATATGCAGAAGGTCCACCACCCTTTCTAGTTTTATAATATCCATCAACTAAATCCTTTATCACACCACATGATTTGCATTTCCTTTGTTTAAAAATTAAGTGTTCTAATTCAAACTCTTCATCAAAATCCATTACATATAATCCCACATGTAAGATTTATCACCATATTCATCAGCATACCAAGTTTCGCCCTCATTATCAGTGAAGGTTGATTCATCAAACCCATCTGCAATAAATCCAAACGGTGCCATATCCTGCTCTATTTGATTTTTTTGTTCTTCATATAATCTTTTACGAACATCATTATCAGTCATTTCCTTAAAGTATTCTTGAGCAACTAACCAAGAAAATATGACAAGGCACATTGCAAGGTCATCATTACAACCTTCTTCTGCTTCAAAAGAATTATGTTTTTGGGTAAATGTTGTTAATTCTGAAATAATTTCGTAATCTGAAACCAATATCTTATCATCTTCTAGGAGAGTTTTTAAATTTGAACATCCTAATTTTTTAACTGCTGCCGTTGTTCGTACACCAAGTTGAGATTTTTTACCGCTAAATCCGGATCCAACAATTTGACCAGCACGTCCTCTCATAGAACACATGAGAAGATTTTCATTTTCTAAATCAAAATGTAAAATACTTGCTACTTGATCACCAATATCATTAACTTCTACTAAAACGAATGAATTATTATATGCTCTTGTGACTCCATCAATAATACTAGGAAACAACATTGGTTTAATTTCATTGTTCCTATACTTTGCTACTACCCTATATGGGAACTCTGTAATATCAAAAACGATAAATGCAGAATAATCGTTCCCCATCCCGCGAGCAACATCAACAGTAGTAAGATAGTTGTGTGATTCTTGCGGATCTTCATAAATGTCTAAACCAGCATTTCTTTGAATTGGTTCATCATAAACTAAATTCCTTAATTTTGCAGGATTAATAAGAGTATTAACGGATCCAAGAAATTCGCATTCAAATTCAACTTTGAATTGTTGCTCGGAAGTGTTAGCAATAGTTTGCTCTTTCCATACTATATCTCTACCAGGAACTTCGGACCAGTGAACATCAGTTGGAATATACTCATTTTTACCTTTTTCAGCATCGTGCCACATTCGGTAGAAATGATTCATACCCCTAGGAGTAGAAACAATAATTACCTTTGTGCTCTGTCCAGAAGAAATAGTAGGATAAACAGAGGCAAAGAAGTCATCAGCAATATGGTTTGGGATGAACGCGAACTCGTCAAGAAAGATGACATTATAGGATCCACCTCGGACAGCAGATGAAGAAGTAGAGTTAGCTGAAATTTTGGACCCATTTTCTAATTCGAGAGAACCCTTATTCCAAGATATAATACCTTGTTGCATCCATCTAGGCAAGTTTTCATAAGCAAGTTGTAATCTTCCAAGTAGATCTCTTGCTGTAGATGCTTTGTTTGCTAAGATCGCGACGTTAACATTGTCGTTAAAAACAGCGTAGTGTAAAAGATATGATACACAAGTTGTAGACTTGCCAGTTTGACGAGGCATCTTGCATATATTAAATCTTTGATCATGAAAGTTTTGAATTAACTTTTCCTGAAATGGATACATGTCAAAGGGGACAAGACCATGATCAAGTGAAACGATTTTTATATAATTTCTTGCAAAATAAACAGGGTCGCTTTTACATTTGAGGAACTCAACGATCTTATCTTCTGTCCACTCAATCTGAGTATTTGCTTTTTTTAGGTTAGGATTACCAAGATAAATTTCACTCATACACTAACCTCAACAATTCCAGCGTTTTCGTGCTTTGCAGATTTTCTTGTCTGGGGTCTTAGTGCAATCAATGTTGTGCATATCTTTTTGACCCTTGGAACGAGAACAATATGATGAACGCCTCTTTGCGGACTTACTTCCCTTTTTTAATTTAGATGGTTTTGTTGTAACAGCAGTTTGCAACTTTGAACCTGGATTTTCACGCTTATATGTATTAACAGATTTTTGACTCATACCATCAACACCGTCTTTACGGTTTGATTTTTGCCAATCTTCCATAAACTGACTGAGAGTTTTATCACCCTCATATCCTGCCTTTACGCAGCGATTATAAGTTTTACCAAAGAGTTTTTGAGTTCCTGTTTTTTTGTAACCCTTCCAACACTTCTTTGCTTCACCAAGCAATCGACTTCCAATACCATCTGTTGCCTGAAGTGGTGTTGTTTTGATAATATCAAATGAATCTATCTGAAGTGCTTTGAAATCATCTCTCCAGTTGGAGTGATCATATCCTTCTTTCTTGGTGGAATTGCCCCAGTTGGCAGCACCCTTTTTACGGCACTTAACTAACGCACCTGATGCATAAGCAGAAGGCCATACAGAGTAACGAGACTTAACTTTATGATAGCAGGCATCCTTCTCTCCTGCTTTTTCTATTACGGTTTCTTCTTGTGTTACGTTCTTTGCCTTACCCTTTCTATCAGCGTTAGGATCCTCTCTACGCTTCTTAGAAGCACGCTCGTCTCTCTCGTCCTTGCTCATCGCTGCACGATCGTCAGCATCCCTACAGTAAGGTTTGGTGGTCTGTCCTGGTTGTTTTGCACATGGTTTCCCATCATACTTACCACCAGCCTGTTTCCAACCACCACCTTTAAACCAATCTTTAAGAGAGTATCCTTTGTCCTTAGCGGACTTACCATCTCTTTTTTCCGTGATGGTTTCTTCATTGGTTACATAATCTGCTGCAGTGTCAATATAATCTGCTGCCTTGGTAATTTTTGATTGAACCCATGCTTTGAGTTCGCCCTCACCTTTTTTACCCATTTTCTTCTGAAGACGGGAAGCAGCATTCTTAATAGTTTTGAGTTCGGAACGAGCCATAGAATACTCGTGATCTTTCTTTTCTTCACTCATACCGCCACCACCATCTCCACCATTACCACCATTACCATTTCCGTTAGTATTGCCATTACCACCGTTACCATTTCCGTTAGTATTTTTATTTTCGTCAGATTCCTCATCCTTTTCGCGACGAAGCCATCCACCCATTCCTACACGATAACCTGTAGGAATTTTTTTGCATTTTTTATCTTGATAGCAGTAATAATAACCCTGCTTACACTTACTCATTATTGTCAGAGTTTGAATTACTATTATTTAGAAAACCTTGCTTTAGTAATTTTTGCAAATCAGAAGTTGATCCAACAAATAATGCATTATTAGTAACATTATTTGTTGTCTTTACTGAAGGGTCATCTTCTAAATCTTTCACTTTCTTTTGAAGATCAACTAATTTATCTGTTGTATCTGCAACACTTTTGATAAGTTGTCCAGCAACTTCATATGCTCTGGGACTTCCACCTTCCCCAGCAAGTTCCATGATACCATTGATCGCTTCTTGACCTTTTTCAATCAATGAATACAAGTTTGCTCTTGTATATTCATAATCCTTTGTAAGGTCTTGAGAACCTTTATCGGGAATCTTTAGTTCAGTAGGTTGCCCTTCTGTTTTAACAATCTCACACTTAGTGTTAAGAGCATCATCGATAGAATCAAATTTGTCAGACATAAATTAAATATCAATTTTTCTCGTTGGACTAAAGTCTGCTCCACTCTCAAAGAAATCAAGACTTTCGTTGAATCCAAAGTCATCACCTGGTGCAACGAGAGCATCATCGGCAGTGCTGAGAACATTGAGTTTTGATCCCTTACGATGTTCTGCTGCGATTGTTGCGCTGTGTGCTCTCTTAACCGTTACAGAGGTGCTAGTTAACTTAGTTACCTTCATAATCTCACTATCAATGATAACTCTATTATCAACTGCAATACCAGAAGTATCGTTTAATTCAATCACAGTTTCTGTGAGATCAATAGTTTCTGTTGTTAATGATCCAGTATCATTATCATAATCTTTTCTTGCCTGTGGGGTAGCAGTATATCTAACTTGTCTCTTCGCTTTTTGTCTATCAGTATCAGAAT